AGGTAACAATTCACCGAAGATCGCAGATGCTCTAACAAAAAAGGCATCTGCGGGTGATGACAAACTCCATGTTAACAACCCTACACAATATCCTGTGGGTTCTTGGGTTGAAATCGGAGAGGGGACGGAAACCTCCGAGTGTGCCATGTGTGTGGATTACAGTTCGTTGAAACTAAAAACACCACTCAAAAACTCACATGACTCCGGTACGGGTATTTCACATCCTCAAACTGAAAATCCATGTGAGCAAAACGCACAAAATGTAAAAAGTAAAATAAAAGTAGAAAATACAGAATTTTCTCAGAAAAGTATTAAAACACAGGTTAGAGATGCAACTGAACAAAAGACAGATACGGAAAGTGTAAAAAAAGACGACACTAAAAAAAGTGTAAATGAACACATGGGATTGGAGTCTGAAAAAGATAGCTCAACGGAAAAGGTAAAAGAAAAAAGTAAAAGTGAAGATAAAACACCACGATCACATACCATAACAGAAGGTGGTAAAAGTGGGATTGAATATGACACAGATGATGATACGATAGTTTATGATACTTACATAGATGATGAACAAAATGTAGTAGAGGATACTTACAAAATAAATAATAAAACAAACGAAGTTACTAAAATTAGTAAAAAAATAAAAACCACAAAACCATTTGGGGGAGAACCTGCTAAAGAGGGAGACAACGAAGTTAAATCTTATTTTACAGGTGAAACGATTACAAGAGAAGAGTTAAAGGGAACAATACTTGAAGATGCAGACTTGAATGCAGTTGGATTATTACACCCAAATGATTTAGCTAATTTAAAAAAATCCAACGAAGTAAATAAAACAGTAGCAGATGCAGATAAAAAATTTGATGAAGTATTTGACACAGAAATTGAAAAAACTGTAAATCTTGTATTGGAGCAACAAAGCAATGGAATTATATTTGGGGTTCAGTTACCATCTGTATTAAATGGAAATCAAATTGTAATAAATTCTGAACGAATTTTAATATCTGCAAAAACTCAAGAATGTGGAATATTTTCAAAAAGAAAGTTCTTCGTCACAACAGATGACGAAATTACAATGAATTCAAAAAGAAGGTTTGTCGTTAAAACAGACATCCACGCCTCAATTGAAGCACCAACTGTACACCTCGGTACATATACAACGAAAAATCATCCAAGTTTAAAAGGAGATTGTGTAAAATGGTGGTTAGATGATCTATGTGATTGGTTGTCTAGTCATGTACATTATGACCCATATGTAACGACATCTGTACCGGTTCAACAAGGTTCTTTGGCATCTTTAAAGGCAAGAACACCAACATTATTAAGCGAACGGATATTTATATCTGGATAGAAAGGTTACAAACATGAAAAAATCAGAATTAGTAAAAATTATAAAAACCGCCGTTAGGGAGGAATTAACTGCATCATTACCAGTTGTATTATCGGAAATAATGCAGACTGAAATTAACTTAACGAAGAAAAAAGACCCACTTGAACTTACTAAAGAAATTCTTGAATCGGGTACATCGGTACAAAAACCAAAACTTAAAAAGTTCAGTAACAACGAAGCTCTAAACAAAGTGTTAAATGAAACTACGGGTGGCATTCCCTCCGGTGGACATAAAGTTGGTGATGGTTTGTGTGAAAATAAAATGACAGACCTACAAGGAAACGAAGTTAGTATTGAATCGTTACCTGACCATGTATCGTCTGCATTAACACGTAATTATTCTTCACTTTTAAGTAAGGTTGAAGAGAAAACAAACCAAAAAAAAGGACTATAATTAATGCAAGATAAAATTCCAGTGGGTATAGAGATGCCTTATGTCAGAGGAAATGACGGATATTTTAAACAAACACACTCAGACATAGTAAGAGTTCATACTAATTTAAAAATGCTCTTAATGACAGCTAAAGGTGAACGACCTCTAATGCCTACATATGGAAGTGATCTTAGGTTTTTATTATTTAATCCGGGTGACGAACAATATGATAATTTATTTGAAGATGCGGTAATAGAAGCAACAGAAAAGTGGATGCCTGAGATTGCAATCTTAAATGTAGAAGTAAGCAGAGACGATTTAGATTACCCAAATAGAGCAATTCTTGATGTTAGTTTTTCAATAAATTCAATTCCAGATACACGGGAATTATTAACACTTGAGGTTGTACAATAATGGAAAACGCATATAACAATTTAAAAAATAATGGTAAGAAGGATATTTCTTACACAGGTAAGGATTTTAATTCATTTAAGAAAAATTTAGTTGATTACGCAAAATCTTATTTCCCGTCAACATATAAAGACTTTAGTGAAAATTCAACTGGAATGATGTTCATTGAACTTGCGAGTTATGTTGGGGATGTATTATCTTACTATGTAGATCATCAATTTAAAGAGGGGTTCATACAATACGCATCGGAGAGAAAAAACATAATAAACTTGGCAAACTATTTAGGCTATAAAGTAAAGACTTCGTCAGCATCACTCACAGAACTCGAAGTGTTTCAACTTATTCCTTCTAAGGTAGATCAAAATGGTGAAAATGTACCTGACTTTAAATATTGTCTAAATATACAACCTGGTATGGAGGTGTCATCTTCGGATGGTCAGGGTACTACATTTAGAACAATCGACTCTATTAATTTTAATCAAAACACAAAAGACTCCGAACGTGATATAAGTGTTTATGATCGAGACGAAACAGGACAACCAACATTTTACTTACTTAAAAAAAATGTATTAGCAAGCTCTGGTACACTTGTAACAAAGACAGTGGTTGTGGGTGAACCAAGTGAATTTTTCGAGACTACGTTATCAGAAACAAATGTTATAGAAATTTTATCTGTTAAAGATTCTTCTGGAAATATATATTATGAAGTTCCATACCTCGCACAGGATACTGTTTTAATAGAAGATGCAAACGATGTTAAAAACAATCCCATAGATCATTCTGGAAATGTTCCATATATACTTAGATACATCCGCACCTCAAGAAGATTTACAACCATTGTAAATCCAGATAACACTACCACACTTGAATTCGGAGCCGGCACGGATAAATTTGATGATGAGATAATTATTCCAAATTTAAATAATGTTGGAAAAACAAAAAATCTAACAAGTTCAAACTTTGAGGTTGCATACGATCCATCTAATTTTTTAAAATCAAATAGTTACGGAAGTGCTCCTGCTAATACAACTTTAACTATCAAGTATTATGTAGGGGGTGGTGCAGAATCAAATGTAAACGCAAACACACTCAATACAATAGTAAGCGTAAACTTTGCGGATTCTTCTGAATATCTAGACTTAAACGAAAGAAGTATATTTGATACAGTAAAAGCAAGTATAAATATAAATAACCCATCACCTGCAATTGGAGGGAAGGGACCCGATACAGATGAAGAAATTCGTCAAAACGGAATGGCAAACTTCGCAGCTCAGCACAGAACTGTTACACGTGATGATTATGTAATCCGTGCATTGTCTATGCCTCCTAAATTTGGAAGTCTTGCAAAGGCATATGTTTCAAAAGACGGAATACTAGATATTGAATCTCAAAAAAATATTTTTAAAACAAATTTAAGTTCAAATGATGTAAAGATAACACCTGACGGAATGAATGTTGTTTATGGTGAACTCAATAATCCATTTGCAATTAATATGTATGTGTTGTCCTATAACAACAATAAAAAACTAATATCACCAAGTGACCTTGTATTAAACAATCTTAAGAATTATTTAGAAAAATACAGAGTACTGACCGATGGACTAAATATTACAAACGCATTTATAATTAATTTTGGAATCAATTTTGAGATTTCTGTTTTTCACAACTCAAATAAAAAAGAAGTTTTGGTGTCATGTATAAATAAAATTACAGATATGTTTGAAATCGAGAACATATCAATAATGCAACCAATTGAACTTGGTGAAATAGAATTGGAACTTTCGAAAGTCTCGGGAGTAAAATCAGTAATATTAGTTGATGTAATAAATTTAAATGTACAAGATGGAGATTATTCTGAAAACGAATATGATATCAAATCAGCCACCATTGGAAAGACTATTTACCCATCAAAAGATCCATCTATATTTGAATTAAAATTTCCAGATAAAGACATTTCGGGGAGGGTAATATAATGATAAAGTTCATACGATCAGAAAAAAATAATACAATATATAGTAGATATGAATTACTTAATACGGGTGCAGATGAAATTGCAGAGTTGAGAGGGGGTTTTGACTATGACACCGGTCCTGATGTTTCTAGAATTTTGATAGAGTTTAATATAGATGATGTATTGTTATACGACATAAAACCATCAAGTGTATATCTAAACTTTAAAATTACCGAAAAAACTGAACTTGGTGATGATTTCGAAATTGAAATTCTACCTATAGCAGAAAGTTGGTCAGTTGGATCAGGTAGATTTATTGACGCAGAGACTAATTATCCGGGATCATCTTGGAAGTATAAAAAGAAAAATGAACTTTGGGGTGGTGGGTATAAAAATGAAACAAATTTTACTGGTGGTGGTACTTGGTTTTCGGAGATAAAAACAGATACCGGTGAAACCTTACCGATAAATAAGAATGTACAATTTAAAAACATAGCTAGTGACCTAAGAGCCGATATAACAGATATTTTTAGTTTATGGCAAACTGATGAAATACAAAACTATGGGCTTATACTTAAATTAAAAAACGATACTGAGATACACAAATCGTCTGTTAAATTTTTTGCAAAAAACACTAACACAATATACGAACCTTATCTTGAACTGCATATTTTAGATTATGTATTTAATCCATGTGACATAGAAACGAACGCAAAATCAGAAATTAACTCCGGATCATTAAACTCCGGATCAATTAACTCCGGGTCATTAAACTCCGGATCAATTAACTCCGGGTCATTAAACTCCGGGTCATTAAACTCCGGATCAATTAACTCTGGTTCATTAAACTCCGGATCAATTAACTCTGGGTCAATTAACAATGTAAATGATATTTGTAATACAAAACTTAGTGAACTTAATACCGAAAATATAATCCCTAAAATAAAACAAGTTAAAAAAGAATACGATAAGAACTCGGTCATAAAAATAGAAGTAGGTGTTCGTGAGAAATATCCAATTAAGAAGTTTGAGAATAGAATGAGGTACACATTGGAAAACTATACAGAGGAAAAAATGTTTTATTCTTTAATTGACGCTGAAACGGAAGAAGTTGTATTAGATTATTCTGAGTCAACTGAAATAAGTTGCGATAAAGGTGGTCACTTTTTTATCTTTGATTTTAATGTATGTAACTTAGGCAGAATGTATAAATTTTTAATAAAAACAAAAAATAAATTAAATGGTGATGTTTATATAGATTCACGAACTTTTAAAGTAATTTAAACAATGAGCAAAAAATATCCAGTATATATAACAAGGTATGAAATCGACCAGTCAGACTTAAATGAATTTATCGAGGGTAGAATTTCTCCCGAACACATCGATCCAACAGGAAATCAAATTATAAAAACAAATTCCGATTCTATTGAAAATTGTTTACTAAGTCTAAATCAGACGAGAACTGAATTCTCAAAGGATAAAATTGAACAAAATTATGATACAACATTTTCCGAGTTCGTGGATACACAAGATAAAAATGAAAACGCAAATGACCAAATAAATATGACGGATGATATATCTGAGATTGAAACTGCTCATAAAAAACAAGAAAGCATTATGTCAAATCAACTTGATGAGTTGACCAAGATATTGGAAACAGAAAGTCAAAAAAATATAAAATTCCAAGAAGATGCGGAACAAAATTATTTAGCAACGAAAAATTTAATTATAGATATGAGAATTAAAAATGGAGAAGGTAATTCCACTGAAGATTTTTCTGACGCATTTCCATTTACACCAAAAACAAACAAAAATAGTTCAGATACCGACTACAACCCACTCCCATTTGTAAGTGAACCATAATAAATGAAAACATTCATTCCATATATGTATCCATCCGATTCGGATGAAAATACAAACACAATCCGAGGTTCTTTGGTTTCAGAGAGTGTATTTGGAGAAATAAAAGATACGGAGGTACACTCCACCGATTTTGGAAAATGCTCAAAGGATGTCATAGAATTTTCCGTGTATTCGACTCGTGGTGAGATTTTCGGATGGAAACTCGTAGAAGCATTTCCAGACTATATAAACAAAACAATTAATTATACAAATTTAGATGGTGAAGAAATATCAACATCTGTTTCATATTTAAATTCTTTGTATGTAAAAAACAAGAACGGTGATGTAATATTATCACCTAAACATGAATTGGAAGAACTTGGTATAACACAAGGAAACTACAAAATACGAATTTCTTTCAGAACTGATATTGTCGGATCATATGAAAATTCAACAAAACTAAAAATAAAAGAAATATCACCATCTAGAACAGAATTTAAAGCATTACCTGATTCTTTAAAAGATTCAAGAAATCCAAACGATGTTTCTTTTAATTTTGAGTATAATAATTTTATAAGAAAACGAGTCTTAGTCGCACATATAATTAACAAACTTGATAAGATATTAAAAAATAATTCGTTTGTAAAAAAAGATACAATTGACAGCATCAAAACTAAAACATCTGACTATGATGAGTATCTTTTAAAAGTAGAAAAGTCATTTGGACTCGATGAAATAAAGATGTTAAGAGAGTTGGACGGATTAAAAACACAACTAACTACATTTTATTTTAATTTAATACTATCACAATATAATCAGACTGTAGTAAAGGAGGACATCTATTCAGATTATGTAAAGTCTGTCGATTTTATACTAGAAAACTACAATAGATTTACACAAGAATCTAATGATGAAATTAAAATATTTTACAAATATATGCTTATTCAAATGTTTGATGAGTCTGTATTGGATACAATATTCGAGGAAAGGTTTGATAGGTATTTAACGAATGTTTTAAATTTTGGAAATGGTATATCAATTCCAATTTTAATTTATGATAGTTACAAAGACCCCACAAAGTCAGATAACATCAACGATACTTTATTAATAAAAACGATAGAGCCTCTTCCTGATATAATAGATATAAACTCCGAGTTTTATATCTCAAGTGTATCTCATTCCGATGATGTAATTCGTAATATATCATTGAGAGATGTTGATGATGTACCAACATTCAAATTAAGAGGTCCTGATATAACTACAAGAGTAACAACAGAGACCACGAAAAAATATACATTGAAAGGTGAAGACGGTTTACTTAAAGATGACTTATCAGCAGCTGAAAACTTTTTTAATACAACAGGACAGGATATTGACGACTTGCATATTGATTATTCTGATTTTAAAAAATTTGTAAAGTTTTCAGCCGCACGACACAGACTTGATAACTTTATTTTAAAATTAACAAAAATTTCCAAAATACAAAATAAACTAAATAATTTATACTACGAAATAGACAAATTAAACAAAGAGGTGTCACTTGGGTCACTTGATGAAGGTGTTGCAAGAGATTCTATTTTAATTATGCAACGAGAAGATATTGCTAAATTAAATATGAATCATGCTGATATAATAAAGTCATTTACTTCATATGAAAAATTCCTTTATTATGAAGAGGGTGCTAATTCCTGGCCAAGAGAAACTTCATTTACTCTAAGTGGTTTTACCGGAAATTTATTTGTAGTAAATGGTACATACAATCTATTTGCATCAAAAAAATTCGACACAAATAAAGTATTTAAAAACACAAAAGATGGAACTTGGAAAATAATATTTGAGAGTTCTGTTGGTAAGTGGAAGTTATTTAAAGAAGGTAGTTCAGAATATATTTATTCAACATCTTCAAATTTAAACTCTGGATTTACTGCAAATGATGACAACAATATCGGACTAGAGAATCAGTCATCAAATTTTCAAGAGGTATATTTAGAAGACTCGTATAAAAAAGATTCATCTTTCACACCACCTCAATTAATACCAAATGATATAAACGAATTTAAAAAGACAGAAGGTTATTTGTGGTATGAATCAACTGCAAAAAAAGCAAACTTATATGATAAAAATAATGATGACTCTCTTGCAAATAGTATACCTGAGTTCTTGGTAAGAACATATGAAAACGAAGATTTTATAAACTTTTTAAATATGATTGGTGAGCAATTTGATGTGCTTCTTGTTTACATTGAGGCAATGTCAAATATGCAATATATACGTAATTCCTTTTCAAAAGGAGTACCAAACCAACTTGTTTGGTTTGTTATGAATTCATTTGGAATTAATTTTTATGGAAGAGAAGTTGATGAATTGTCGGTAAGTAAAAAGTTTGAAGAAAACAGAAATACTATATGGAGGAGATTACTAAATAATTTACCTTATATATTAAAGACATCGGGTACAGAATCTTCAATTAGAGCATTGTTTAAGTGTTACGGTGTTCCGGATTATTTATTTCAAATAAAAGAATTTGGTGGAGTAAATTATGGTAGTGATAACTTTGATAGTGATACAAAATATAAACTTGATACTTTTAACTATGCATTACAAATTAACAATACCAACCAATATTTACAGATAGAGTTACCTGAAGAAGAAAGAGATGAACTATCTATTGAATTTAGGATTAAACTAGATAGTAAAATATTTGACTCTTACGAAGATGGCCAACGGTTTGGAAGTAAACAATCAACTACTCTACCTGCAAATTCTGGTAACTTTGTGGACCTGGTCGGAATATTAACAGATGATGATTTCATAATTGGTTCGGAGTATCCAAAATTCTTTAATAAACCAGCAAATTCTGAGTCATTTAGGCCTGATGATTGGGATGATAATGATATATCTATCTCATGGAAAAACACAAGAGAGGGTGTTTCGTTTTCATACCCTAAAGTAGGTGCAGGAACCGAACCCATGTTCATGACAATATACTCAAACAAAGGTAAATTAGAGGACGGAACATACGACCCTCTGTATACACTTGCAGAAATAGGAGCAACCGAAACATTAAATGGAGAGATTGTACGTCTGTCTTTTAGTAAGGATAAAACACATCAGTATGAAAAAGAATTTAATATAGACTTTGAATTCAATGGAACTACGACTGGTACTCACTACACAATTCAGGAGCTTAAAGATAGTGGAGTCTTTATTAAAAACAATGGTCATTTTCCAATAATGACTACATCTGAATGGGAATTTGGAATTTATCGTGACACAAACACCTTTCTTAAAAACTATGGAAAATTTTACTTTACGTTCAACAATACAGACGGGACACTGTATTGTCCTGATACTTACGATGAACCAATATATTTTGGAGACACACATGAATATGATATTTTAATTAAACGACATACAGGTGAATTGTCGTTTGATTTTGGAATTGATTTATTGGTAAAACGAGTTGTTGATTCTAATGTAAGATATTCTGGTACAAGTACAAACCTGTTATCAGAACATTCATTGAATTTATTTTTAAATACCAAAGAAATATTCTTTGGAAACTATAGGTCGGAATCTTTTTTAGGACTATTAGATAGAATCAGAATATATAAAACCGACATTTCAGAAAAACGATTCACTAATCATATAAATTTCAATGAATCATATGATATAGACGATCCTTCAAAATTAAAAGAAAATCTATTAGTAAAAGTAAATTTTGACTTTCCATATAACTTAAATCAACTTAGTAGTGAAGTAAGTTATGGTGTAATAAAGAATTTTTCTTTAAACAAACAGTCTGATATAAAGGCATATAACTTTACAACAGATACCTACCCTTATAGTTTTATTGGAACTTCTAGACGGGAATCTGCAAGCATACCTGGATACGGTTCGAAAAGTTTTAGTAATGAAAAAATACGAATTGAAAAACAAACACTTATTTCGACACTAAATCCTTTATCAAGATCAACAAAAAAATCAAAAGACAGAGCATCAATTGACACCAATACACTTGGGGTTTATTTTAGTCCAACTGATTTAGTCAATAGAGAAATTATACGATTTTTTGGAAATTTTAGGTTATCTAATTTTATTGGTGATCCACATGACATATATTCAAATAAATACAAAAAACTAGATAGCTTTAAACGACTATTTTTTGATAACGGTTTTGGAAATATAGATACTCAAAGATATTTTAATATAATAAAATCATATATAGATCCATCTATATTTGAAAACTTGGAGAAGGTAATACCTGCCAGAGTAAAGTTAGTATCTGGATTATTAATAGAACCAAGTATTCTTGAAAGAAGTAAAATAAAACCACCTGAGATAAAAACAAGTGCGTATGTTCAGGAACAGAAAAAACAAATAGATAGTGAAACAATAACTGAACAAATTTCGTTTTCATTTGATTTAGGTCCCAAACGCAACAATATATCATCGTTTGCGAATGAAAGAAACTACATTAAACAAACACATACGTCGGATGTATCAAATATAGAAACTTCGGTTGTGGTAAATAAAAACAAAAACGAAGAGTCGTTTCATTTTAATTATGGTGAGAATTTAATAGGTGAGCAATTAACAGACGATTACAGAGACACATTTGTAAACAATGGGTGTGTGATTTTGGGAAATAATTTGTATAAAGTTGAAAAATTTTACCATCAGTTAGAGAAGGCCTCAAGATATACTGGAAAATATTTAAACTATAATATTTTATTAAAAAATAAAATTGAAATTTCCGAACTAGACGGAGAACTTAAACAGGCGAATGGTACTTATCAACTTAAATTTAAAGGACAGAGTGGATTTCCTGTGTTTTCGGACGATGAAAGAATTTGGTGGATATTCTACTCACAGATTAAGGGAAGGTGGATACTTGCTTCTGATGGAGAAATAAACGGTGGAAAAAAACTAGCAACTGGACAATTAAAAGATTTTAAAAACTACATCTGGTTATCTGGTAATGAATTAAATTATGAACGAGGTTTATCTTATCCTGTTTGGTTTAGTTCTGGATTTAATTTTTCATTACCATTAGGTAATATTCCAAGAACGGGACAAGATTACTTTACTAATGTAAAGTCGGTTTCTTCATTTGATAAATTCATTGAAATAAGTGGATACATAAATGGGTGGGTTAATTGCAATATTTATGGTGTGTATAGTGGCTATTATGTTGAAAGGATTGTAG